CCAAATACGTTTCCTATTGGTCATATATGGTTCTCTTAAAATAAAAACATAATCAATATTGGTTCTCAAGTTGAGTGGAATACCCAAAGGATATTGTATAGTCATAATAAGCATAACTTACCAATGATGTCCATTCATAAATAATAAACGCATTAATTTATCTCTGGACCAAGTATTATCATATAAACAATCATCCAAAATAACAAATGTTCTAGGATCAATTGAAGATCTTTTATACGTATCCATTTCTTTTTGAATTTGTTTCAATACTGTTTTTTGACGTCTTAAAATATTTTCAATCAAAACGGAACTATATTCTTCGTGAATAAACAATTTAGGAACAATTTTAGCATAAAAACCATTTCCTGCTTCTGTTCCAGAAATAACTGTCCCAATTGGAATATCTTGATGAAAGTAAAGTAAATCTCTTACTAAATATGTTTTTCCTGTATCTCTTCTTCCAATTAGAACAATCACAGGACCTTTATTTTCATTTGGTTTAAAGGTTATCGTTCGCATATCAAACTTTTTTAGTTGCAATGTCATTTATTTTACAACATATATCATTTTCTTTCTTTAGACGTGTTTTTTCGTTAGACTCCCAAAAATACAATATGAAACAAAAACATATGGAAATCATTGTAAAAGAAAATCCTTTGAATTTAAATATTTCTTATTTAGCATCCCAATGTGACGAGACAAATTACAATCCTTTTCATGTTTCAGATATAAGTTATGATAATCCACTTATTCGTTTTCTAGTAGATAAAAACCATTATTATTCTCCACGATATCTATTAAATGATTTGCAAACTGTAAAAGTCCGAGAAACTTCTGAAATATTATCAAAATCCATTTATATTAAATATGCACCTTTACTAGATCCTATTCATTTTCTTATTGGAAAATATGAGTCTAAAACAAAAGCATTAAAAAAAACGGATAAAATTGAACATTATAATAATACTGCTTATATTGATGGTTTTTTTAATTTCTTAACAAGTAAACTACTAGAAAAACATGATTGTGTTCATGGTGTAGATTTTTATGGTAGTTGTAGTGTTATTCAAGATAAATTTAGATATAATGTTGCAGATGAATATGAATATTTACAAGAATCAGAATATTTTGTGAAATCATGTGGTATTTTGTATGAAAATGATGATGTAGTTCCTCCAAATGATAAAAAAAAAGATACTTTACAAAAAAAACCAAAGATTGTCATTGGAGAAGACGATATTCTTTCTGAAGTTTTAGAAATAGACATAGAAATACCAGAAACCGAAAACATTGAAAAAGGAGAAATGGAAGTTGTTTATGATATGGGTGGTTCTGTTTCTGATAAAGAAGATGATGATGATAATAGTCAAATTAGTTTAAGTTCAGAAGAGGAGGGAGAAGGAGAAGATGATGAGGAAGATGACGAGGAAAAAGACGAAAAGAAAGGCAAGGAATCAGAAGAAGATGGCTCAGAGGAAGATGGCTCAGAGGAAGATGACTCAGAGGAAGATGACTCAGAGGAAGATGGCTCAGAGGAAGATGGCTCGGAAGAATATGAAGAAGAATCCTTCATTCACCTTTTTAAATTTCCAGTGCATATGATTTTTCTAGAAAAATGTGATGGAACATTAGATGAACTGTTAGAAAAGAAAATGTTAAAAGAGAAAGACATATGTAGTGCATTAATGCAAGTTATATTTACTTTAATTATTTATCAACAAGCATTTCATTTTACACATAATGATTTGCATACGAATAATATTGTTTTTATTAAAACAGATGTTCCTTATCTTGAATATACTTATCAAAAGAAACATTATCGTGTTCCTACTTTTGGTAGAATTTATAAAATTATTGATTTTGGCCGAAGTATTTACCGTTTTCAAGACAAATTATGTTGCAGTGATAGTTTTGCACCTGGAGGAGATGCACATTCACAATACAATACAGAACCTTATATAGATGAGGATAAAGCAAGATTAGAAGTAAATTTTAGTTTTGATTTATGTAGATTAGGATGTTCAATGTATGATTTCTTATTTGATATTGATGAACCTTTACCAACCAAAATGACAGAAGTTCAAAAAACGATTTTAAGATGGTGTCAAGATGATGTAGGTAAAAATGTTTTATATAAAAAAAACGGTGAAGAAAGATACCCCAATTTTAAATTATATAAAATGATTGCACGATTAGTTCATCAGCATACACCACAGAATCAATTAGAATTTCCAATGTTTTCACAATACCAAGTAAATTCTTTAGAAAAAGCAGGATATAGTATTTTAGTAGATCAGATACCGAAATATTATACGTGATTTTAGAATATTATATATTATTAACATATAATATGTCATTTACACTCAGTAAAAAACATAAATTCACATCCCCAACACAATTTTCACAAATGGATCCTTTAGAAATGGTAGAAGTAAGTCCAACTAGTATACATCCTAATATTTTGTCACGAAGTAACAACAGAAATGAATTATCTCCTAATAAACAAAAAATTCTAAATCAACTGCTTATGATGAAAGAACTAGAAAAACCACTAACAAAAGAAAACAGAAGAAAGAGCAGGAGAACGACTGTAGAACGTATGAAGAATCAAGCATTAGAAATGAAGGCAAAAAATATTTTTAAACGAATGGAAAAGTTAAAGAAAGGTGGAAAACATAAAACGAAACGAAATAAAAAATAAAAACCAAAAAGAATTACTTTTTAGGTGCTGCTTCTCTCTCTTCAAAATCAACTGTATCTTTGACACCTACTAATTTTCCATTCTCATCCATTGTTTGTGTTAGCTTATTACCACTTCGTTTTGCTAATTCAATATTTTCTTGTATGGCTTTTTTCTTACTTTCATACAAACGGCGTTCAAATTCTTCCTTCGCCTTCATTTCATTCTTCAACTTTTCATGATGTAATTGATTCAATTCTTCTTCTAGGAATTCAATACGTCCTGTCTTATAGGCATCTGGATCTAAAGGTGTCCAAACAAAATTTCTTCCAACAAAAATATCATGATTTGGATCACGATCTCTTAATTCTTTTGCATATTTTTCGGCTTCTTCTGCTGTGGCAAAATTACCTCTATTTATAAAACCACGAACACTGGTTTGAAATTTATGTGTTTTTTGAAATTCTTCGGTAAGTTTTGTTTCGTGTTTATCCATAAAAATTCTATAATCTCCTTCTGAATCTTCACGTTTTAGAACATTTTCTTCTTCTTTTACGAAATCAACCAAGTCGTTCATAATACTTTCTGGATCAATTTTGTATTTAAAAGATAAAAATTGTGTAAAATCAGAATACATTGATAATGCTTTAGCATATCCCCATTGTTTCACAAACTTTTCAAAAAAGAACATTTCTTTCTGTTTAATGATTTTTTCTGGTGAAACAAAAGAATAACATCCATATAATTGAGAAGGAATTACAGGATCTTCATTTAGCAAATCTACATATTTTGGATTGATTTTACCATTGGGGGTCATTTTGGGTTCAAACACTTTTGTTGTCATTTAGGAAAATAAAGAAGATGACATTTAAGTTCTTTTGTTATAAATTAGAAAAATCCAAAAAACTTTTTATTTTCTATTATATATACAAATGATTGACTTTAACGAATTTGTAAAACGTGCAATTAAATATTTAGTCGAAGGTATTATGGTTGCTTTTGCGGCTTTTGTTATTCCTAAACAGAAATTGAATATTGAAGAAGTATGTATAATTGCCATGTCAGCGGCAGCTACTTTTGCTATTTTAGATGTATTTGTTCCTACTATGGCTAGTAGTGCTAGAGGAGGTGCCGGTTTCGGTATAGGTGCAAATCTGGTGAAATTCCCTGCCGCCATGTATGGACGGTAGGGAACCAAGGTTCCCCTACGACCCCTCCTTTTTAGTTAAGGTTCTTTTTAAGGGATTTAAGGTTCTTTTTAAGGGATTTAAGGTTCTTTTCTCAGAAGAAAAGTAAAGAAAATATACAAATAATTATTTATAAAAGTGTTTATAAATAATCGGCGTTTGAAATGAAAAAACATAAGAAAAAAAGAAAAAAATTATAAAAAAATGGATGACTGGTGGGAAACGATACGATGGAGAAGAAGATGTATTCTTTTGTGTCTAAAGGAAATAGATACTTGTAGAAATACAAAATAAAAAGTTCATAAAACGTTGGAACTTTTTATTACAAAAAATGATTAGGGTTAGGGGTGTAGGTCGGTCTAATCTACTTCATCAATAGATGGTCCTGGTTCTGAAGATGGTTCTTTCTGTGACTGACTAGAAAACTCTATATACATTGTTTCTATTTCCTTATATTTAGCTTCATAAACTTCCTTGCTTTCTTTTCGGTTAGAAGACAACCATTCTTGCATATTAGAAAGAGTAGAATTCAAGGTATCGTATTTGTTTGAATCCATGTTGGATTTTTTTTGATCCAATTCTCCCTTAACGTGATACAAATATCCTTCTAATTTATTGACACTTTCTATTTGTTCTTTCATAAGATCATCGTCTTGTTTATATTTTTCTGCTTCTTGTACCATTCTTTCAATATCGTCTTTACTAAGACGTCCTTTATCATTCGTAATAGTAATCTTATTTGATTTTCCAGAAGATTTCTCAGAAGCAGAAACATTTAAAATACCATTTGCATCAATAT